CGGTAATCACGCATTACTACCCTCAGAGCTCCGCCTGCTTCCGCGGTTCCGGAAGCAAGAACTTCCGTATCAGGGAGGATGACAAGAACCCGTCTGCCACTGTGTTCTGCAAGGACGGAATCTGGTTCGTCCAGGACAAGGGCGGTTCTGACAACAAGGCCAGGACTGCGATCCAGATTGTCCAGGAGGCTGAAGGTCTCGGTTTCCCGCAGGCGATAGAATGGATTGCGCGCAAATTCGCGCCCGCGCTGCTGGAGGACAAGGGGGCTTATGACAACAGCAAGCCGCAGCCGGACATCGAGGAGGTTCCAGGACAGCCGTCCATTACTATACAGGTGAGGAAGTCTGGAGAGTTCACGCAAAAGGAACTGGACAGGCTTGGCTACAGGATCACGAAGGACCTCTGCGACCAGCTCTGTCTCAAACCTCTTGATTATTACATCACGGCGGCCAACAAGAAAGGCAAGAGCTACAAGATATCGGGCAATGACAATTATCCGATGTATTTCTACGACTATGGCAAGACCGGAGCCGACGGCCATACTTGGGGAAAGATATATCAGCCGCTGGGCGATGTGCGTTTTCTTTATTTTGGGCAGAAGCCGGAAGACTTCTTTTTCGGAGACCGGGACTTTCTGGCCGCTTATGCCAAGGCGAAGAAGGGCATATATCCCGGACAGGTGGAAGCTGATGACGAAGGCGGGGAAGAGGTGCAGATGAAATGGAAGCAGCTCATCATCTGTTCCGGTCCTTCCGATGCGTTGAACGTGAGAGGCGCTGATGCGGGCTATCATGTCTGCTGGCCGAATAGTGAGACAGCCGAGCTGACGGAGTACCAGATGGGGCTTCTCAGCCAGTTGGCCGAGAATATCTATATCCTGTATGATATCGACGATACGGGAATTGCGAACATGTACAAGACCGCGCTGCGTTATCTCGATCTCAAGATCATACAGCTGCCGAATGAACTGAAGAACTACCGGGACCGCAAAGGAAAGCCGTGCAAGGACGCCAAGGACTTCTTCGTGCATTTCCGTCGTCCGGAGAACCAGAACCCGTACAAGTTCTTCAGCGATCTGGTGAAACTTTCCGGCGGACTGAAGTTCTGGACTGTGAAGCCGGCGAAGACTGGCTTTACGTTTGACATAAACAACGAGCAGCTGTATTCGTTCCTCCAGGCCGGGGGCTTCTACCGCATCGCGTCCTCGGCCAATGCCAAGGGCTACACGTTCTGCCACATTCACGACAATGTCGTCACGCTGATAGATGAGCAGGCAATCGCATCGACGGTCTCAAGCTATTTGCTGGAGTATCTGAAGACGCATCCAAAATATTACTCCCAGACACTGGCGAATACGATATACAGGAGCAATCAGATCCGTCTGGCCAGTCTTGAGAAACTGAAGGTGATAGAGCCTAATTTCAAGAGCTGGAATGAGACGTCTGACCATTTCTTCTTCCGCAACGGGATCTTCCGCGTGTCCGCCGACGGGCTGAAGGAAGTGAAGCCGGCGGACTGTCCGTGCATGGTGTATAAGAACAAGATCCTGGAGCATGACTTCAAAGTGGAGTCTCCGTTCTTCGATATCGAATATACGCCTGAATATGCGACCCTGCTGGCACAGCTGAAAGCTGCCGTCCCCCAATCCCCCGAATTTTTCTTTTATAAGAAGTCAATTGACGCTCTAGGGGATGCAGGCAAGTATCGTCTCAAGATTCTGAGAAATGACCTGAATTTCATGCAGTACGTGTACAATACCGGCAGGACATACTGGAGGAAGGAGGAAATCGGTATCCCCCTCAGTGAGGATGAGAAGGCTGAACATGACTTGAACTTCATCAACAAGGTCATGGCGCTGGGCTTTCTGATGGCCAAGCACAAGAACGCCGGCCAGCCTTATGCGGTATTCTGCATGGAGACTGAACAGAGCGATGAAGGTACGCACCTGGGAGGTACCGGCAAGTCCCTGTATGCGTCCAGTCTGGAGCAGATGAGGAAACAGCTGTTCATCGACGGCCAGAACCTCCAGCCGGGCAAATATGACTTCCTCCTGCAGGGTGTGGAGAAAGGAATCACGGACAACGTCTTCATCGATGACCTGAACAACAGCGTGGACCTCCATAAGTTCATGCCGATGATCACGGGCAAGATGGTGGTCAATGCAAAATATGTCGCATCCTACACCATTGACTTCAAGGATTCTCCGAAAGTGGTGTTCACGTCGAACCATGCTATCAGGAATTTCGATGCGTCGCTGCGGCGCCGTACCTGGTTCGTGGCGTTCACGGACTATTACCATGCGGATGATCCGCAGAGAGGTCTGAAGGAGCGCAGTCCGCTGACGGAGTTTGGTACCAACTTGATTTCGGACTATTCTCCTGAGGATATGAACAAGTTCTATAACTTCATGCTGAACTGCATATCGGTATGGATGAAACTCCAGGTCCGGATACAGCCGCCGATGCGGGATATCGAGAAGAGAATTCTCCAGAAGTCGCTGTCAGACGAGTTCCTGTTCTGGGCTGAGGACTGGTTCACTGAAAATCGCCTGAACACACTCGTGAAGAAGGATGACGCTTTCGAGGCTTACAAGGCTACCTTGCCACCGAAGTATGCGCTGCTGATGAAGATGAAGTCCTTCAAGACGAAACTCATCCAGTACTGCACGTATAAGGATTGGGATTTCAATCCGGAGTCGCTCATGACGACGCAGTCGGAGCGGGAGCGTAACGACATCCGGCGCAAGGTGAACTATGAGGACGTGTATTTCTTCTATATAGACACCAGGAAGAACGGACAAGTCTCCGACAGTGCGTCAGAGAGTCAGAATGTGGCGACGGTGTCTGACGAATCCCTGGGGAAGCCGCCTTTTTAGGCCGGATCTCCGCGGATTTCCAGAGGTCTTTTTGGCCTCTTTTTTTGGACCCGATGAGACAAGGAATCGTCTCATATACTTTTTGTCTTTTTTCTTTGACCATCTGACGCACTAAAGGGAAGAGAGGATATAAGTGATTGAAATAGAAATAGTTCCAGTGCGTCAGTTTAGTGCGTCAGATTAGGTCATTTTGGTTTTGTTGACGCAATAAGGTCGAAAGTGGCGATTTATGCTGAAATCTTCTGACGCACTTAATAATCAATGAGTTAGGTTGTTTTGGGCTATTTTGGGCGTCAAAGTGCGTCAGATTGATTTGACACACAAAACGCATTGATAATCAGATATTTATATTTAGTGCGTCAGTGCGTCAGATTATTTCGGAAAAAAGTGCGTCAGAAGTAGAATTTTGGTAAAACACTATAAAACTATGGCTAAGAGTGAAATTATAGATGGTTTGAGAATTGCCTACAACGGGCGTTCTTTTCCGGTATGGAAGTATGACGAAGTTCCGGCGGAAATGAGGCCGGCGACGCCGCGCGACCTGTGGTATGGCAGGCCTGTGCTCTTCCAGCTTCAGTTGGGTGCGGATGCCGGGAAATATTGCACCGGCATCGTGAGATCTTCGACCATCTGCGTGTTGCGCGAGTACATGAATACAGGCGTGCCGGTTTACGTGAAAGATTGACCGGCAAATCATTGACAATGTGAAGAATAATTCGTATATTGTGTTGAATTTTAATTATTTACGAGTATGGTAGATGTCGAGTTGAAAGTGAGTTCACAGATATTGGCAGACTTCCTGACGTTCCTGTATCCTCCGGAGGAGGACGGGATTCTGGCAGTCAAGTCTGACGTGTTCGGAAAACTGCTCGTGGCTCATCTCAGGGGCAGCGACATCCCGGTTACCGCCAGGTCCGGCGATTTCATGGTGAAACTGAGGATGCCCATTAACGACATCACCAGGCACTTCGAGAAACTGTGGCCGTATTACAATGAAGCCGATGAGGCGTCATTGAACATGGCATTGGCGGCAGTGTTCGACATGGATTTCGCCGGCTATTACAGGAAGGGGGAGTCTCTTGGCTATCAGAAGAAGGACATTGTCGATGCCTTCATAACTTCCAGGAAGTTGTTCTCTACGGACTGCTTCGATGCGTTGCACAAAAGGGTGTACCGCAAAGGCCAGGCTTCTTTCGAGGCCATCAAGCAGCGTCTGATCCGGAAAGCATATTATATCGATGAGTCTATAGATTATAAAGGTTTGGGAAAATGATACGTATAGTTGACCAGTTGGTGGCATTGAGCCTTGATGAGGACAATGCCGAGGAGATGAAGCTTCCGTTGGTGCCGGCAACAGCATCTGTGACTATTGAGGATACGGCTGAGACTGAAGGAGTGCTCAGGACCATATCCCTTGCGGCCGTGCTGTCATCGTCTGTGAGGATATTGAACCACAGGCTGGTTCTTAAAGTGTTCTACTGTGACGGAGGAAAAGATGTTCTTGGATCTGAGGACCTTCCGTTGCGGCTGGATGTGAAGACGTCTGACCAGATCAGGATTTCCGCAAAATACAGGACTCGGGAATATTGAAAGCCCGTGTCCTTTCTATAGAGGGGGTATTCTCTACTTTTGCATCAGGTAAGATATATCTGTATGAAAAAGGTGAATACTTTCGAACTTGCCCGTGATATAATGCGTAGTCTCTGGTTCGTTTCCGAGCCGGAGAAATTGATGCGTGTCGCACGCGAGTTCCTTGCAAAGTCGCCGATAGTCATGGATGCGGCCGGTCCGGAACTGATGGAATATTCGGGGACCAAGATGGCAGCAGCTTCAGGCGACAAGAAATCAAATCGTAAAAGAGTCATGATTGTGCCTATTCATGGCACTATGACAAAATATGATACGTGCGTATCGTATGGAGCTCAGACTCTGGCTGGAGTCATGGAAGGCTATGTTGATGATGCCAGCGTTGCCGGTGTTGTCATTGACATTGACAGTGGCGGTGGTTCCGGCAATGCCGTGCCTCCGTTGGTCGCTGCGATCAAGAAACTCCAGGATGCCGGGAAGCCGGTATGTGTCCATTGCGACCTCTGCGGTTCTGCGGCATATTGGGTTGCGTCCCAGTGCGATGCAATCTATATGGACAACAAGACTTCTGAAGTCGGCTCCATCGGCGCATATTATCTGTTCTGTGATGATTCTGCGCAGAATCCCATGACTGGTGAAAAGTGGATATCTATTTATGCACAGGAATCGGAGGACAAGAACTATGCGTACCGCCAGGCTCTGGAGGGCAATGTCAAGCCGGCTCAGGAAGAGCTGGCTGTGCATGTGAAGATGTTCCAGGATGACGTGATGTCCGGAAGGCCGGGAATCTTGAAGGACGAGAAGGGCGTCCTGACCGGAAAGATGTTCATCACTTCTGATGCTATACGTCTGGGGATGGCAGATGCCTGCAAGTCATTGAAGGAAACTGCCGAGGTCGTGATGGCGTTGGCCGGTCTCTAATCTGAAAACCAAATTCTCTAAAAAATGAATAAGAAATCATTATCAAATTCCAAGATGGGCCAGCTTGTTGCCCGTCTTCTCGGAAAGCCTCAGCTGGAGGTCAAGGATGGCAAGGTTTCCCTCTCGGAAGAGGAGAAGAAGACCATCCGCGACACTTACGGTGAGCCTTTCCTGGCAAAACTGGAAAGTGTGGACATCGAGGATGACAGCGAGTCCGCGCTGGATCTTTTCAATGCGGCTGTTGAAGCGAAGACCGCGGAGGCTACTGCGGCATTGACGGCTCGTATCAAGGAGCTTCAGGGCGATGTCCTGGCTCTGACTAATGAACCGGAACCGAAGCCTGCACCGGTTGCAGGTGTTCCTGCAGGTTCACCTGTGTTTGCCATCAACATGAAGGCAAAGCGCAACAAAGTGGTGGCAGAGGCTCTCAATTCCGCTAATCCTCTTACATTCGGTGCTGTTGCCGATTCCGGCATTGATATCACCGATCTCAATGCGGAGTTCAGCATGGTGATGCCTCCGAAGGCGAAACTGGAGCTTCTTACCAAGAGAATCTACAACGGATTCCCTGACTCTAAGTATATGACACGCATCCAGGCGAATAGTGATTATATCGCGTCTGCCGCGATAATGTCTGAGGTGTCACAGCAGTTCACACCTAAATGGACTCCTAAAGGTAAGGTGAATTTCACTCCTGTCAGGATTCCGTACAGAAGGCATAAGATCAATGTCCTTATCCAGCCTGCCGAGATTCTGAAGAGCTGGCTTCTGTTCCTGTACGAGCAGGGCAAGACAATGGCCGAGATGCCTATCACCAGATATATCATCGAGAACCACATCTTGCCGAAGGTGCTTGATGACATTACATTGTCGATGATCGCGAAAGGCAAGTTCGTGGATGCCGGTAATGTTTCCGACGGGGATGAGGGCAAGGCTGCCAAGAATTCAATGGACGGCTTCGAGACTATCCTTGTAGAAGGCAAGAAGGACGCAAAGTGTAAGATCAACTTCTACAAGAATGCCAAGAACCCGATGGCTCTTGGAGACCAGGAAGTCCTTGATTACATCAATGGCTTCGTGGATGCAATCTCCGGCATGTTTGCAAATGTGGTGACGGTATTCTGCTCCGAGCAGCTGCTGACAAAGTACAAAAGGGCGGATTTTGCTATCAACGGCAAATATACAGGTGTCGAGACCGACGGAGTCATCCGCTTCACAAACTTCCATCTCGTGCCTCTCAGGTCGATGTATAACTCCCAGATCATCTTTGCGACACCGCAGGAGAATTTTGTGGAGCTCGTGGATTACAGCAAGGCGGAGAGCTGCATCACCAAAATCGAGGAGAGCAACTACGACGTGAAGGTTTTCGGCGAGTATTCTCTTTCTACAGGATTCAAGATTGCAGAGGCCGTGTTCGCTTCAGTTCCTGACGGATACGATCCGTCGTCGACCATCGCATCCGGTGAAGCCGAGTTGGGTGACAAGTGGGTGAACGGCTCGGCCGTCGCACATGCCAAGGAGAACCCTGCCCAGGAGACTGCCTAATGTGAAATTCGGGGAACTCCCTGCGGGTTCCCCGGTAATAATAAAAGAGTATGTACACGAAAGTAAGTATTCCTAAGAACGGAGACGGAGCAGGTTGCCCTGTTTCCAGATCATCAAACATCATCATCATCGACGTGGATGACATCAAGGTGGAGCCGACCAGAGAGGTTGGCAATACTGCCTTGAAAGGAGACCTTGAGCTCGTAGAGGGCGCAAAGGCTGTTGCAATCTATGCGACACCCACTACCATTACTGAGACTGAGGAGTTTTCCGGCGACGCTGATGCGCGCGGTGTAAAGCAGGGAGTTGAATACGAACACCCAGGCAATAGCGCGGAAATCAAAGGCTTTTCCGAGGCTTTCATGAATAGGGGCGTTGTCATTCTCGTGACCGACTGTGACGGAACTGCCGCCGGCAGGACTCAGATGTTCGGCCGCAAGTGCAACCCGTTGTTCATGAGTGCCGAAAGAACCGGAAACAACGAGGCCAACAAGCGCAAGTTCACTTTCAAGCAGGAACTGAACGACAAGTTCCTTCCTGGTGTCTACACTGGTACAATGCCGGCGATTGCCGATGCGGCAAAACCTACCGGCGAAACCGTCTAGCCATGAGCGAGAAGAAAAGCAAGACTGAGGCTCCCGAACAGGAGGCTCAGTCTCCTGAAGTAGCGCAGGCGGCTCAGGGGGCCGATGTGAACAAGGAACCAGCTGCTGTTGTGGAGCAGGAAGATGTTCAAGCTGCTGTCGTCGTGCTCGCATACAAGGGCACTGAAGAGCAGGTGAAAAGAGTATGGGAGAAGATGGCCGTACTGCCGATGATTGTTCTGGCATATTATGACGAGGAGAAACTCCAAGACGTATTGGCTAAGATTGTCGCGGATGAAAGCATTGCTGATGACTTCATCTTTGTTCCGGCCAACGTGATCCCATGCAAGCCTGTAAACTTGGAGGAGCTGTCGGTGCCATACGTTTACACGACGTCGCGCGGTGAAAGGATCTACAATAGCCGTGTGCCGATGGCATTCGGGAAGTCGAAGCTGGTGGAACTCCTGGCAGCTTCAGACGCCAAGGACGATGAGGAGTTTATCCGCGTATATTACGGGCGCTACAGGCACTATCCTGTCGAAGTCGGATTCACGTTCGGAAACTTCATTACACCAGTTACCAGGGCAAATCCTTGCGAGCATGGAGTGATGGAAGCTTTGGTCAGAAAACGCTTCATATCTGCAAGCGCTGAAGGATATAAGGCAATCAGCTCCCTTATCGAGAAAACATTGCTGAGTTAGTATGAATGATATAGACAGATGGATTCGTCAGGGAGCCGAGGTCAATGAAGGACTTCGGCTTCTTGGTATATACGCGCCGAACAGATGGCTTGACGAGCTCGTCCGGAAGGCTCCGCGTTTCAGGTATCTCCTGGAAGAGAAGTTGAAGACATTTGCCGATTGCACTGCCCAGAATAACAGTCTGTCATCATTGTCGCTAAGCCAGGAGTATGGCAACAACTTCAGAAAGAAGTGGCCGTTTCTTGGCGATGCTGATTGCCCCGCGGAATTGAAAATCCTTGCAGCTGACATGATAACGGCATGGCATGATTTCGTCGACGAGCATGAGAATCTGTATTCCTGCACGACGCCCGAAACTTGCTATGACACAGCGGAAAGAGTGATAAAAAGTTTTACGCAAAATCGGAATATCCGTTCCGAATTTGCGTATTACAAAGAGCACCATTCTGTGCTGGGAAAGCATCCGATTTTCGGAGCGGTGAAGAGGCGCGAAGCCTTGCAGAAGATGACGGTTTCGGAACTGTTCAGGAGACAGAAGAATCTCATCGGCGCGATATGGCGCGTGAAGTCCGAGATGAAAAAGAACGACCGTCCGGATCTGAAAATTCAGAGGGAAGAGAGATTGCGGATGAAGGAAAATGAACTTGAGGAAGTAAACAGGATAATCGAAAGTTATAATGGAAGAAAACAATGACATCAGGCAGCACATGTCCGATTCGGAGAAGGTGAGTTGGCTTGCGGCTTGCGGCTGGACGGAGGAAGATATCGCAAAGTCTTTGGGCATGTCCCATAGGGCTTTTATGGGTAGGGTCGAAGATCCTGCGGATGTATTTATAACCATAGAACAACCAAAACTAATCAGAAATATCCGAGTGTAAATCTTTAATTACCAGCATATTCTAAAATTTAACACTTTTCGGTTGCCATTTGTCGCTTCCCAAATTTCCACATATTTTTGAGACGTATTTCTGACGTGGAGAATTTGCGGGGCTTGTTTTTTGTCACACCGTGCAGACAGTTGACAAGGGTTTACAACCGTTTACGACAAGCGACAATAACCGCCCCGATATGCGGAAACAGTCACACTGTGTAGAAAAGCGACAATGGTTGACTTCCGTTCACATCCGTTTACCATTTCAGAGATATAGGATTGAAGAAATGAACCATTAAACGATAAAACGGTATGAAAGCAACCAGAAAATGCAGTTTTTGCGGCAAGTCCTTTGTAACCCGAAGCGGTATGCAAAGATATTGCAGTGAGGCTTGTCAGGCAGAAGCCAAACGAGCCAGAGTGATGCAGAAGAACAACCTCTTCAAAGTCGCCCAACCCTTGATGGAGATACAGCATCAGGAGTATCTCACCTTTTCCAAAGCAGCCATCCTCATGGGCTGTTCCCGACAGTACATTTACAAACTTGTAGCCATCGGCAAGCTGAAAGCCTCACGCATCAGCAACCGCATGGCATTCATCCGCAGAGCCGACATCGAGCAGATGTTGGAGGGCAATCCCTATCACCGCATCCTGCCCGGCAACACCTCCACACCAAGGAAATCATCTTCATCTTCCTTACCTGCCAAAAGAGAAAAAAGGGAAAAGGAAAGCGAAGAAGTGTTGGACTTCTATTCGGGCGAGGAGGTGATGTCCCTTTTTAAGGTAAAGCAGTCATGGCTTTACACTTCCGCCAAGCGTAACCATATCCCCATCTGCCGTATCGCAGGAAAGAACTATTACAGCAAGAAGCATATTGACGAGTTTTTCGGTGTGGCAGTTGATATTAGCGAAATTACCGACTGGCTACTGACCGAGGAGGTGGAGGAACTGTTCGGCATGAAGCCGACCGCACTCCGTGCCTACACCTATCGCCATAAGATACCCACTAAAAGAGAGTACGGGCGTACCTATTACTCCAAATCACATTTGAACGAACTCCGCAGAACTGACCTTGTGAACGATGAACGCTACTATACCGTTGAGCAGGTGCAGCAAATCTATGGTCTTTCGTCAGCCAACATCTGCCATATCGTCAAGGTGAAGCACATCGAAAAGATAAAGGTGGGTGTGAAAAACCTGCTTTTGCGCTCAGATGTGGAGCGTGTCATGGCTGAAAGGAACAAATAACCGTGAAAAATCGGGATTATCGAAAATTATTTCAAAATGATGTATCGTGGAGGTATTCACGGATATTTCACGTTGTTCCTTTGCCATCGGAAACATGGATACAACTCCAAAATGTATACAACCAATTAAAACATAATTATTATGAGTAAATGCAAAACAGTTACCTTGCGTAAGCGCAAGATTAAGAACGGGACACAGTATTCACTATGCCTTGACTACTATCCCGGCTACCGTGACAATGTCACCATGAGAGTGATTACACGTGAAGCCTTAGGAATTTACATCTTCGCCAAACCTGCAAACCAGCAGGAACGGGACTTCAACGCACGCATGATGAAGAAAGCGGTCATCCTGCGCAACCAGCGCTACGAAGCCATTTTCAATGAAAACAACGGCTTTTTTGACAAGACCAAGATGAAGGGCGATTTCCTTGCCTATTTCAAAGGACTGGCTGACCGCAAGAATATCAAGTGGCAGCACGTATACAAGCATTTCCAGCGGTTCGTGAACGGCAAATGCACCTTTGAGGAGGTGGATGTGGATTTGTGCCGCAAGTTCATGGAATACCTGCTTGATGCACCCCAATCCATCCACACCAACCAAAAGCTGCACATCAACTCCGCAGCAGGCTATTGGTCAACTTTCCGTGCCGTGCTGCACACCGCTTACCGTGACAGGAAGATAAAGGAGAACCCAAACGGCTTCTTAGACCGCATCGAGTGCATTCCCACCATCAGGGAGCATTTGAGCCAAGAGGAACTGATACGGCTTGCCGAAACACCCTGTGAGGAGGAGGTCTTGAAAAAAGCTTTTCTTTTCGCCTGTCTTACGGGACTGAGAAAGAGCGACATCAGACAGCTCACGTGGCAGCAGATACAACCATACACCAACGGCAGGATGTTCGTTACCACCCGTATGCAGAAAACCAAAGAAATAGTGCATAACCCCATCAGTGATGAAGCCTATGGACTGCTGGGAGAACGGGGCGAGGGACTTATCTTTGAGGATTTCAAGGACAAGATGCTGCAAGGACCACTCCAACGGTGGCTCACGGCAGCAGGGATAACCAAGAAAATCACCTTTCACTGTACCCGCCACAGCTTCGGAAGCCTGCACGTGGAAATGGGAACGGACATGGCTGTCATCCAAGCCTATCTCGGACATAAGAACATTACCACCACACAAATCTATTCCAAGATAGCAGCGCAGCAGATGTGTCAGGTGGTGGACAAGATAACCTTGAAGCGCAAGGAGGCATAAATGTCTCACATTGACAGGTATTCAGAGGGGCGGTTATGGCTACAAGGCTATAATCGCCCCTCTATGTTTTTGGCTTGATGCCACCATTTATAAGCCCCTCAGAGTATGAAACAGAGTATGATATGATGACATTTCGTGAAATACATTGAAAAAGACCGTTCTAACCGCAAATAACGGGCAGTAATTGGGAAAAATAGCATTAACTTTGCACAAAATAATACAGGAACATTCAATCTCTCAACGAAATATGGAATCATCAATCAAGGACAAATACATCATCTTGGGCTTTGTCGGCTTCGCCATCGTCCTAATATCTTCCATTGCCACGCTGGTAATAGCGGACAGCTTCAACCAAGACAACTTTGTCAGGTGGATAGTATTCGTATGCTGTAACCTGTTGGGATGGTTGCTCTATCTCTCCTTTCAGACACTTATCTTTGATACATACGAAATCTACAAAATCAAGTTCGGCAAGAAAGAAACGATTGCCGAAGCCATAGAGGTGCAGGAAGAACTGTCACAAAATACACTTGAAGAAGCCACATCTGTGCCTGGACCTACATCAGTCCCTGAGCCTGTACCCGAATCATCCCCGACAAAAGAAGAGACACTTATCCAAACACAACCGATAGAGCTTACTATCGCCCCGGATCTTCACGAAAAGAACCGTGCCAATTACGCAAGCAGAGAGCAACGGGAAAAGGAAGAGCGCATCCGCATGGTCATGGAGTATTGCCATTATTACCTGCCTCGCATTGCCGACCAAGAAACCGTGAACCACATCTGTACTGAGGTGGACAAATGGATGAATCTTAACACTTATACCCCGAAGCCCATACAAAGACCGTTTACCAAAGACATCAACAACATTCCACTCCGTCACTTCGTATGGAATATCTCTGAGCGTTTCCTGTACAAGAGATACTACAATGGGGATAACCGTGCCAAGTTCATCAAAGCCCTTTTCCCGAAATCGTTTGCTGATACAGACTTATCAACCATCAAGAATTTCAAGGTAGAGCCGTTAAAGACGGAAATTCCCATTGATGAACCCGAAAACGGCAAACTTGATTTCCACTATCCCGAGGATTATGTGCGGAATTAGGATAATCACGACACCAACGACAACCATCCGGTAACTCATAACCGCCTGTTTTACATCGTTTCCCGAGTAATTTTACCCGTCATTTATGGCTGGGCTTAATTATTCGGGAATTATTTTGCAATGACGTGTCGTGGAGATATTCACGGATATATCATTTCAGTCCTTTGCGCCAAGTCTTACAAAAGAGACGAGTACGCGAATGGAAAAATCAATTCTTACCTTCAACGACCTCCCCGAGGTTGTCGCTCAGCTTCGAGACGAAGTGATGAGCCTGAAAAGCCTGCTCGCCGAGCAGCGCAGTGTGAACAATGCCAAAACGGTGGACACCCACGTGCCCATGTCTGTGGACGAGGCAGCAGAGTATTTAGGTATCCCTAAGGGTACGCTCTACATGAAACTGTCAGAAGGGACAATCCCTGCCACCAAGCCCGGCAAACGCTATTGCCTTTACCGTGACGAACTGGACAAGTGGCTGGAAACCGCCCGAAAGAATCCCATACCGTTGTCAGACGAGGAACTGAACAAGTCCTTATCCTCTTCCCACCGTCGCAAGCCCAACCCACGTAACTGGTGAATGATATGGAAGAGGATAAGAACTATATCAACCTGATACGTGGCGACCTCACAAAAGCATCCCAAGCGCATAACGGTATGCCCGACAGTGTAGGCATGATGAATATCAAGACGGCAAACCAAACCATTCTTGAAGCATCGTTATTGCCTACGCCCCGTGCGCTGTGGGACAGCTTTTGGTACGAGGGGGAACTCTCCTGCTTGTTTGCCGATTCCAACGTGGGCAAGTCCATCCTTGCCGTGCAGATAGCCGACCGCATCGCCCGAACCGACAATGTGCTGTATCTGGACTTTGAACTGTCCGAAAAGCAGTTCCAGCTCCGCTATACCAACGAGCATGGAGAGCTCTACACCTTTCCCGACAAACTCTATCGGGTGTCTATTGACTGCAACCAGCTTTTGGATGCCAACTTTGAGGAAGCTATCATAGGCGGCATTGAACAGATGGCTGTGCAGACCGACTGCAAGATTTTCATCATTGACAATCTTACCTACCTGTGTTGCGCCATGGAGAAAGGCGATGCCGCAGGACGGCTGATGATTCAGCTGAACAATCTCAAAAAGAGATATGCGCTCTCTATCCTTGTCCTGGCACATACGCCCAAACGCTCTTTGGATTGTCCCATCACATCCAACGACCTTGCCGGAAGCAAACGGCTCTACAATTTCTTTGACAGCGTGTTCACCATTGGAAAAAGTGCCCAAGACGGAGGGCTTCGCTATGTGAAGCAGCTTAAAGTGCGCTATGGCACGTTCTCTCATGATGCGGATAATGTAATCGTTTACGAGATTGACAAGGTGGATGCTTTCTTGCAGTTCGTGTTCAGGGGCTATTCCACGGAAAAGGAACACTTGAAAAAATTGGGCGACAATGAATCAAGCCAAAGGGATTGCCAAATTCTGCAACTCTCCCAATCGGGCAAGTCCGTCAGGGAGATAGCCTCACAGGTGAATTGTGGCAAGTCCACCGTAAACCGTATCATCCAGCGCAGCAAAGAGAGTAAAAACGCAGGTGTCCCAAGTGTCCCACTGTCCCAACCCTTAGAGTGTGGGACAATGGGACAGGATGGGACAGCCGACAATCAACCATCAAAAACGGACTAAGCTATGGGCAATTATTCATTACAGAAGTATAAAGGAACGGCAACACGGCATACCTGCCCCAAATGCGGAGACAGGCATTCTTTCGTCTATTACGTGGACGAAAATAATGTGCCGTTGCATCCATCGGTCGGCAGATGTAACCACGAAAGCGGTTGTGGGTATCACTACACTCCGAAAGAGTATTTTCAAGAGCATCCTGAACACAGAACTACCAATGATTTCTCTTTTGACAGGCAAAGAGCAGAGCAGAAGAAAGTGAAGCAGCAAAGTAAGCCGACAGCCATCGGCTATATTCCCCCTCACTATGTGGAGAAGTCGCAAAGCGAGCGTAGCAATTTCTTCCGTTTCCTCTTCACACTCCTTACTTCCTACTATGGCGACAAGGCGAAAGAGGTGTTGAAGCGGTTGTTGGAGGAATACCGTTTGGGGGCTACCCGTGACGGCTCTGTTATCTTTTGGCAGATAGACAGGACGGGCAAGGTACGCACGGGAAAGGTGATGCAGTACAATCCCGAAGACGGACACCGTATCAAGGGAGGACAGACATCGGCAGTGAACTGGATACACAGCATATTGAAAAAGCAGCGTGTGTTGGCAGAGGATTGGCAACTATCCCAATGCCTTTTCGGGGAACACTTGTTGAAAACGCATCCCGACAAGGTGGTGGTCTTGGTGGAATCCGAGAAGAGTGCCGTTATCGGTTCTGCTATCTTCCCCGATTATGTATGGCTGGCTACGGGTGGTAAGAGTCAGATGAGAGAAGAGAAACTCCGTGTACTGTCAGGGCGAACCGTGCTTCTCTTTCCCGATGCCGATGCTTATGCCGAGTGGAAACAGCGAGCCGAGAGCATGTACTTTTGTAAGGTGGTGGTTTCGGACATCATCGAAAGGAATGCCACCCCGAAACAAAAAGAAGCCCATATCGACATAGCCGATTGGATTATCTTTCAGATACGGGAGGGCAAGGTGATGAGTACAGCCAACCACTTGGTCGAGGCTGAGAGAATCCTCCAGCGGATGATAGAGAAGAATCCCGTCCTGCAAAAACTGATAGACGATTTAGACCTTGTGCTGGTCGGTGCATCTCCAATCGGCAACGATGATGAAAAACCTCCCTGACGGAGGAGAGCGGAAGCCGTAGGCTGGAGTTTGCAGACAATGGCTTGCCATTGATATAGCCCACTATAACTACACGCTCCGCTTACGTAGTTGTGGGCTCTCCCGAGGGGATTAGGGTTTTACCCTAATGACCCACTCAGGGCGTTTCTCCCCTGAGAACCCAGAGCAAAGAGTGACCCTCTCTTTGCAATCTCCGCTTATGGGTTGCACCCCTAAGAACCCCATGCGTTTACGGACAGCGGAAAAGCAAACAATAAAGTACAAACCAAAAAACAAGTATCTATGGCAACAAAATCAAGCATACATATCAAGCCCTGCAACATCGCATCGAGCGAGGCTCACAACAGGAGGACTGCCGAATACATGCGCCACATCGGAGAGTCCAGAATCTATGTCGTTCCTGAACTATCCACCGATAACGAACAGTGGATAAATCCCGACTTCGGCAGTCCGGATTTGCGGATGCATTATGACAATATCAGACAGATGGTAAAGGAAAAGACCGGACGTGCCATGCAGGAAAAGGAGCGTGAACGCAAAGGCAAGAACGGTAAAATAGTCAAGATTGCGGGATGCTCCCCCATACGTGAAGGAGTGCTGCTTGTCAGGTCGGACACCACACTGGCAGACGTGCGTAAATTCGGTGAGGAGTGTCAAAGACGCTGGGGAATCACACCGCTGCAAATCTTCCTGCACAAGGATGAAGGGCATTGGCTGAACGGTCAGCCGGAAGCGGAAGACAGGGAAAGCTTCAAAGTCGGGGACAGATGGTTCAAGCCGAACTATCATGCCCATATCGTTTTCGACTGGATGAACCACGAAACAGGAAAGAGCCGAAAGCTCAATGACGATGACATGATGCAGATGCAGACCCTTGCATCCGACATCCTGCTGATGGAACGCGGGCAGTCAAAGGCTGTCACTGGTAAGGAGCATCTGGAACGGAACGACTTTATCATTGAGAAGCAGAAAGCTGAACTGCAACGCATGGATGCAGCCAAACGGCACAAAGAAGAACAGATAAATCTTGCCGAGCAGGAACTGAAACAGGTGAAATCAGAAATACGCACTGACAAGTTAAAGAAGACAGCCACCACGGCAGCGACAGCCATAACTAGTGGAGTTGCTTCTCTTTTCGGGAGTGGAAAACTGAAAGAACTGGAACGTGCCAACGAAAAACTGCAAGACGAGGTTTCAAAACGGAACACCAATATTGAAAAATTGCAGAGCCAAGTACAGCAGATGCAGAAACAGCATGATACGCAAATCCACAATCTCAGAGAAATGCACAGGCAGGAACTTGACATGAAAGAAAAAGAACTGTCACGGCTCGCCAGAATCATAGACAAGGCTTTCAGGTGGTTTCCGATGTTCAGGGAAATGCTGCGCATGGAAAAGTTTTGTGCCATGCTGGGATTCTCTAAAGAAATGACTGAAAGTCTTATAGTCAAAAAAGAAGCCCTGAAATGTAGCGGTAAAATCTATTCCGAGCAACACAGGCGGAACTTTGATATAAAGGATGATATTTTAAGGGTGGAAAATGACCCTGACGATGAAAGCAGGCTGAACCTGACAATAAACAGGAAGCCGATTGCCGACTGGTTCAGGGAGCAATGGCACAGGCTTAGATATGGAGCAAGAGTGCCGCAACAGGAAGAAAGAAAAAGTAGAGGATTCAAATTATAATAGAAGCAATTTGATTAGTAATCTAAAAGCACTCCGATAACGATTAGAGTGCTTTTAGATTGTTTATCATTAATTATCAAAGCAAGTGCAGTTTAAGATTTTACTGAAGTTTGCATTAATAAAGAATATACTACAGCTGATATATGCGCAACATATTGTGACGCTTGTGATTCATTTCCCTTGAAATCCTTAACAAATACCGCTAAGGTATAACTGATATTATTAGGCAGACATATATAGGCAACATCATTGTGAGCTGCAAGAACACCATTTTCATTAACATCACCTGAACCTGTCTTATGCGCTATAACAACCCCTTCTTTATCAAGAAGTGGAGCTGCTATCCTATCTACACCTGTTTTGCATTCTTTTAACGTATTCTTAATGAAACTTTGTTTCTCATCATCGATAAGACCTTCAGTAAACAAACGATTCATCAACATTGCAGCACCAAGAGGAGATGTATAGTTAGAGTAAGCCTTGTTATGGTCAGCCGACATTTCCTCTTCCGTATAAGCTATCTGAAAACTTGAACGAGGAATGAGTGTGGCTATAAAACTATCTGTTTGAGCGACATTAACCATATCCTTAAACATAAGGTTGCTTGCATTGTTGTCACTCTGAGTAAGAGTATAACGCAGCAAATCTCTCACTGTCAATGATATGACTGGCCCTGAATAATCTTTCAGCATAGGACTCCAAGTCTTTGGGTCAAGTTTATCCCTATTTATATTTACTAAGGTATCAAGTGAAATTCCTTTATTGTCAAAGTCATTACAAAGAGCTAATGCCTGATGAACCTTAAACACACTCATCATAGGATAAACACTCTTATTATTGACCTTAACCGTATCTCTGTTATTAACAATAACCGCCACACCAATTTCGCCAGGACAAGCTGAGACAATTTGAGAAATGCTATCAGTCAAAACATTTGTTAAAGGAGGATTTGCGCTATCTTTTGTCGCTGATTTATGGAACAATGAAAATACCAAGATGAAAATGCAAACTAAAGCTATACTCAAAACTACGATTTGTTTTTTTCTGTTTTTTTCCATGTTTATATTATTTATATTTGTTTGACGAGAATATCTTTATTTGCCGACAAAGGTACATAATTTTACGGAAAAATATGTTTCTAAAATATATAAATAGACAGCTGTGGGGAAAATGTGGGGAAAAATTAGATAATTAAAAAGGCTAAATGACTGGAAATAATCACTTAGCCTTTTAATCCGTACCCAGACCCGTACTTCGTAATTGCTGCGCCCATCATTCAAGACTGTCAAATCGGGTCTTTCCTGTCAAGCCAATGATGCCTATGCGTATGCCAAACACATGGATTACGGATTTCTCGTTCCGTGAACAAACACTTTATCCGCAACTCTGCTATGTGGTGTATTGGCTTAACTCCATTTCTATGGGCAACACTTTTGTTGCAGATTTCAAGCAGCTTTTATCGAAATACCCATCAGTAAGAACTCGTTTATTAGGCTTTCCTCATAATTGGGAACAAGAGCCTTTGTGGAGATAAAATAATTGCCCTGTTTCTTAAAAAGCACTGGGGCAAACCAGCTCCGTCTTTAATTGTTTCCAATAAATGGATTGTTTCAAGCCCCTATAGAAAGAGAACAAAAATTCCTGTGTGAAAATTAATCTACGACAAGGAGCAAGCAAGGAGCAATATCAAACAAAAATCAATACCTTTGCAGTACATATGAGATAGACCAAAACAAAAGTGGAATATCGGAAACGAATAGCAAGGAAAAGAGAAGAAACGACCCAAGTTGATGTCCTTTTTGAGTTAATAATCAATAAAAGCGTTAAATCTTCACCTTTTAGAATGTGCAATTAAAAATAACAACCATATTTCTGACTTATTATCTATAAAATATTGAGTAATAATCGGTTGTAAATACTGTCGTTGAACTTTTCGACAGTGTGGTACGGGGACGTCTCCAGAAGCGGGCGGAGGTAGAAATCAATATCGCGCGGTTCGCAGCTGCCGGCGATACTGACTCCATCAAGCAGTTCTCGGAAATTGTCCGTGACAGGTCGTTCTCCATTTCCAAGCTGGATCTGTTCGGTGGCGCGGAAAAAGAGGGTGCCTTCCAGCGGATTCAGGACTATATCGCGTCCGGCTCCAAAGGCACGCTGAGCGAGAAAGAGCAGGTGTATGTGGATATTCTCACACTTATCTATTCTCTCGACGGGCAGTATGGGAAGCGCAGGACAATAAAGTTCCTGACGGCCGCACCGTTCAACTTCAGTTATGATCATGCTTCTGACATGTACAGCGAGGCCACCGAGATGTTCTATTGCAACAGGAAGATTTCCAAGGAAGCGCTGCGGAACAAAATTGCAGACCAGTTCGACGCTCTCTATATTGCCGCCAGAGATGCGGCGCAGACTTCCAGGGATTACGAGGTGGCTGCCAATATTCTTGCGAACAAGGCTAGGGCCTTGCAGCTGGACAAGGATGATCCTGTAAAGCTTCCGGCTGAGATGTATGTCAAACCGTTCCGCGTATTGTCATTGACACCGGAGTCGATTGGTCTGCCGGCGGTGAACAGACAGGAGCTTGGGCGCCAGATAGAGGGCCTTGTCGCGCCTGAGATGGTGAAGAAGCGTCTGAAGATGGAGGCCGGTGTCACAGATATGAACGTGGAAGAGATATTGAGCAATGGGGTACAGGAAGAAAGTTAATACGTCGAGGACCGAGTCTGCATCGGTTCAGTATCAGAACAAGTTCGCACAGGTTACGTCTTTGGTCTCGGCTTGCCAGTGCGTGGCTGTTCTTGGCCGTGGTGCCGCAAAGACTACGGACATTCAGGCAGAGAGATTGTTTGATGTGATTTATGAGTTGCCCGGGGCACCGTGCGTTTGGGTGGCTGATACTTTCAATAACCTTTCTTCCAATATCCTTCCGGCAGTTCTTGAGGGCCTGGAGCGGAAGGGACTGAAAGAAGGTGTTCACTATGTCGTCGAGAAGGAGCCTCCCCAGTTCTCGGAGGCGGAGAAATCGGATCTTCCGTCTTGGCTGAAGCCTCATTTTTGGAAGCCGTTCAATAAGCTTGTGTCGTATAAACGCACGATTGTTTTCTATACGGGCACCAATATCCGCTTCGGCTCGCTCGACCGGCCATCAACATTGGCCGGAGCTTCCTATGTGTACGTTTTCGGGGATGAAGTCAAATATTTCAAGGAGGAAAAGATTTCCAATCTTCTGAAGGCTGTTCGCGGTTATCGTGCCGAGTATGGACACAGTGTGTACTATCGCGGGTTCTCGTTCACGACGGACATGCCGGATACCTCACACGTCGGCGAATATGATTGGGTTCTGAAATATGCGGCCAGCATGAATGTGCCGGCGATACTCCTTGTAATCCGTGCGGGTCTTGTATATAATGAATCTCTGCAGGAGTGTGTGGCCGCAAGGGACAAGTGGGTGAAGACCGGCTCGCAGGAAGATTATAATGAGTTCAGGAACAAGTGTCGTACTGCCGATCTGTGGCGCTCCAGATGGCAGGAGCTTCGGATGAGACCGGAGGCAAGGACCTTCTTCATCCAGGCATCCAGTTATATCAATGCCGATATCCTTACAGAGGAGTGGTTCTCTGATGCGATTGCCGCGCAGCTGCCTGACCTCAAGACTGCCATACTGTCGATGAAGCCGACGCTTGATTCCGGGGACAGGTTCTACACGGCATTGGCCGAAAGGCATTTCTATTATGACGGAATCAATGAGTCTGCATACGACGACATGAACATGATGGATGCGGAAGACTGCCGCGTCCTGAAGTATGTGGATATGGACAAGCCGCTGATGGCGGGCGTTGACTTCGGCAATATGTGCTCAATGTCTGTTGCCCAGAACTGCAAGGAGGGAACAAGGGATTGCATCCGTGTGATCAAGTTCCTACACACGCTGCCTCCTGACTATGTCCCCGAGCTCGGGAAAAAGTTCAGGCGCTATTTCAAGCCGCTCGGCTCCCGCATTCTGAAACTTTATTATGACCGTGCCGGCAATGCCTACAAGTCTGTAGGAGAAGACCAGGTCAGCAAGCTGAAGCGTGCCATCGAGTATGACGGGAGCGAGCGCACCGGCTGGACGGTTCAGCTCATGTCCATCAATCAGGGCAACATTCCACAGCCTGAAGAATATGCGTTTATGCAGGAACTGTTCTCGGAGACGAATCCTAGACTTCCGGTAGTCCGCATCGATGCTTCGGCTGCCAAGTATCTGAAGCTGTCACTGGAAAATGCGAGGACAAAAGTGAAGTCCGGGATTGTGTTCAAGGACAAGAGTACTGAGAGGCTGCCTGTGGATTTGCTTCCTACACGGTCAACCAATCCGTCCGACTCTTTCAAGTATCTTACTATGACCAAGCAACTTAGGCAGATAGCGAAAGGCCGTGTGCCTGCCTCATCCGCTTCCTCTGATCCTCAATGCCGTTAGCGTCATTCTGTCATGGCATCGCCATATATCACTCCGGATGCGGTTTGCAATCGCATCCGTTCCGGAGCGCGGTCGAGCTCTTCTGTGACGATAAATAGATGTTTTGTCGGGAAAATTCAGCCAAGTGCCGCATTTTTAGCGGATTGCGCGTAAAATGGTGTCACGTCAATGCTGTTTTACGTTGTTTCTGACATTGAAAATGGCAGTTCTTGTCATCGGTCCAGCTGGCGCGCTGTCCTTTATTGGGGCGTCGCCAAGGCTTACCTTTGTGCCATGAATGTTTATGAAGCCATTGAAAAGATGAGGAAGCTTTCTGCTGCTGGCGAGAGCTTCAGTTTTACGTTCATGTCATACAACAGCAGTACAGGCAAAAGTGATGGCGTTGTAGAAGTCCGGCATGGTATGCTGAGGGTCAGACAAAGCGCTGATTATAATAAGAATGCCGAGTATATGGAGTCTTACATTGACTTGGACACTGGTGAGTACAGGCAGTTCTGGCAGCCTCTGCTGATGACTTTTGAAGGAGAAAAAACAATATTGATATGAAGAAGAAAATTTCAGATCATACCTGGATAAAGGTCCTGGATGACGGGAGGGCGTTCACGTTGTCTAATAAGAGAGACAGCGGGCTTGACACTATCCTGTGGCAGGCTCAGGAGCGGAATTGGGAGTATATGCCGGCAACCGTCTGCGGGCAAAAGATAATTCCGTATGGCTCGGACAATATGCTGCCGTCGCGGTTGCGCGATGTGCTGGACGGGAACAATCTCGGACCAGGCATCTTGGAGCGCCAGATGGGGCTTCTCTTCGGACAAGGGGTGTTTTTGTCGCGTCTGGCCTTCGAGGATGGCAAAATTATCCACCAATGGCTGGAAGACAAAGAGATACAATCGTGGCTGGATGACTGGGATTATATTGCTTATATCAAGGGCTGCATGACAGATTATTTGCATCTTAAAGGCTTCTTTGACGCCAGATACCTGACGCGCGGGCACAGGATTGGAGGAGAGAAGCGGATATCGCATCTGGAACACATTCCAGCTAAAAATGCGCGGCTCGAATGGACCGACACACGCAATATTGCGGATGTGAAGCATATCGTAGTCGGGGACTTCGAGCATTCTTGCATTGGAACAGGAGTACGGGTTTATCCTGTGTATGACAGGCGCGATCCTGGCAAGTATGCCGCTTCTGCGTCATATAATCATACGTACTCTTTTTCTAGGGATTTTTATTCCGTGCCGTCGTATTGGGGAGCGCTCCGCTGGATTATCCGCGGCTCTGAAATTCCATCCATCTTCAAGTATGTGACGGACAATGGAATCAATCTTGCCTATCACATCCAGGCACCTAAGGAATACTGGGATGAGAAGCGGAATTCGTTGAGAATGGAGCATCCTGAATGGTCGGATACTGAGATTGAGGATAAAATCAGCGACCTTACCAGTAGCCTTCTCGATAGCGTCACCGAGGTTCTTTCCGGCAAGGAAAATGCTGGTAAGTTCTTCTACACGGTCGATGTTCCGTCGGAGTCCGGTTCCGAGAGGGCCCAGTGGAAGATTGCAGCAGTGGACCAGAAGATCAAGGATTTCGTGGAGAGCCAGCTGAAGATCTCCGAAGCTTCGACTTCAGCTATCACGTCGGGAATGGGGCTGCACCCGTCACTTTCAAACGTCATGGTGAACGGAAAACTGGCATCCGGCTCGGAACTGCTGTACGCTTTCAAGTTGTTCTTGCTGTCGGACACGGAGATTGCGTCAAGCGCAATTCTTGAGCCTATAAATCAGGCAATATCGTTTAATTTCCCTGGCAAGGGGCTTAAACTGGCATTCTATCACAAACAATTAGAGGCGGAGGACGCGCTTACATCATCCGCACGAATTAAAAATCAATGATTATGCTACTTTTCAACAAAGACGACAGAGGCTCGATAGAGTTGGAAGATCTGACAGGCCAATGGTATGCCTCATCTCCTTATCGCGCAATCCGCACGGAAATAGATTTTGCTGTGCGCGAAGTCCAGAACCGCGTTGGAATGGAGGTGATGAACCTTGCGGCAGAGGCTTACCAGAAGGGGGAGGATATGGAACTGGCCAATGCGGTGCGTATGCCTGTTGCCTTTCTTGCAATCATGCGTTATGCTGCATTGTCATCAGTTTCACATGAATCGACTGGCCGCAAGGTGAAGATGGATGACAATGAGAAAATGCCGTTCGAGTGGATGGTTGACCGCGACGACAGGGCTATGAGAGAGCGCTATTATCGCGCATTGGATTCGCTATATTCGTATCTGGAGGAGAATAAGGTTCCGGAGTGGATGAACTCGGATGTGCGCAGTCGCGTCAGAAGATCCATTGTGAGGTCATTGGAAGAGTTCGAGGCAGTCTATCCTATCGAGGGGAGTTACTACGTCTATTATATGCTCCAGAATCTTGTGATAGAGGAACAGGACAATGAACTTGAACAGTATTTCGGCGGCTATTGGGAGGATATCCTTGCAGGCAGCTGCAAACAGCCTCTTCAATCATTGGCAGTGAGGGCTGCCGTGCTTTCTTCGGTTGTGATGGCAGGCGAAAGGTGGTCATTGACAGTCTTTCCGCTGGAGATTGCGAAGCGCTTTTCCCCTACATATCAGGGAAATAAGGCTTCAGAAAAGGCTTCTGTTGCCGAAGTTGACTGGTATCTGGACAAATTGAGGAAGCAAAAAGCAGAGGTGATGAACAAGATCAGGGCTATACTCAGCAGGGGCGGCGGGCCTGTAGGCCGTCTTTTACCGAAGAATGATCCGAAAAAGAAATATTGTACGACTGTATGACGTCTATCGAAATATTTGAGACCGGGCGCACAGCGGAAATACCGGCTTCGTGGGACGAAATGACTCCGACTCAGATTTGCCGGGTGTTCCAGATGTTCGAGGATTGTGTTGCGGCAGGGAAGTCTCCGCTGGAGTTCAATGTCAGAGTTCTGTATTATTTTCTCGGGCTGGAAGTCAATGCCTGGGAGATTGGAGCAGCTGCTGCCGATAGGGAGTCTTTCACAAAGCGCGACGAGAATATCTTCAGGCTCTGTGACGGTTGTCTGGGCTTTCTTTTCGACGGCGATACGCATCATCTGGCGTTCTCCTCTGTCAGGAATCCTTTGCCGGAGGTCAATGTCGGTTTTTTCCGCTTGATAGGGCCTGGTGACATGCTTCAGGATCTGACTTTCGGTGAGTTCCGGCACGCGTCTTCGGCATTGAACTCATTCTTCCGGAGTCGCGATGAGAGTGATCTGGACGAATGTATAGCATTTTTATACAGGAGGGCTTCTTTGCGGGAGAACAGAGCCGGGCGTCGGGTCCGTCCAGTGTCTTCAGGTAAGTTTGCTGATGATATACGGGTTGTTTCCGGGATGGCTTCATGGCAGAAGAACCTCATAATGATGTGGTTTGCCGCGTGTCTGAAGTACCTTCAGGAGGAGAAAATCAACATTGACGGGGAACTGATCGATATGAGGCTGCTGTTCTCGGGTGATGGAGAGTCGTCAGGGCCGTCATTCGGGTGGAATGATCTTCTGGTGGAAATCGCTAAGGAGCAAAGCGTGGGGACTATGGAGCAGGTGGAAGAACAGCCGTTATTTACGATAATCAGCATCATGTGGCATAATTACAAGGAGAGAAAACGCTATGAGCAGAATGTCAAAAATCATAAGACTAGATAAGTATCTGTCCGGATTGGTCTTGCGGATGGAATATCAGGATGGCAGTTTTCGCCAGTACAAGGCTATAATGACGACGGCACAGGCTGACGCCACGTCCAAATTGTCGCGTCTTTCCGGGCCTCAAATCGTCGCTGCAAGAACGGAGTGCAAACAGTCTGGAGATTCGGATGGCTATTCGTCAATTTTGAGTACGGTGATATTCGTGTTGGATAAGGGGCTTGGAACCAGCAGGACCGAGGAACTCGAAAACAAACAGTATAAGGAGTTGGCGGGGTTGGCTGATGCTGTTCTGACGCGTATCGCTGACGACTCCACTTCAGGTATGTGCAATCTGTTGTCGGGACTGAAGCTTGATTCTGTGGATATAACGCCGGAGAGTTCAATCTTTGGCGGGTGGAGCGGCTACAGTATTGAAATATCGTTCATCTGTTAGCGTATGGGAGTGAAAGACAGGTTTGTCCGTAATGTCCTAGAAGAGGAGGGACGCAGGATGCTGAGTTCTCAGAGTGCTGCCATCGGGCGTGCCGTGCGCTTCCGATCGGGAAGGCTGTTCAATGACAGAAGCATCTCTGTGTCCGGAGGCGCTGACATGGATGGTAAGTTGACGTTCACTCATACGGATTATGAGCGTTTTCTTGATTTGCGCCGGCTAAGACATGGCACAAAGACTTCAAAGAGCAACAAGAAGATTCATAACCGCTACGTGTTCGGCGCGTATTCTTCTATTGCGTCCAGACTGATGTATGATCTGACTGATGATGTGGCGGAGAGTATCCGCAAGCAGATGGAAGGCGGCTTCTAACATTTGTTATAACATTTGTTGGTTGTTAAATCGCTGAAAGGTAAAGTTTAGCGTAAATTTTGCAATCTGAAAAATAAATCATATTTTTGCAGATAATTGTGGTGGCTACTATGACAGAATTTCAGCGACAGACATTGATAGAGATAGTTCTTTATGTCCTGAATAAGACTAAAGGCGTCGATTTCTATCATCTTTTTAAAATTCTTTATTTTGCGAATAAGGCGTTTTTAGCAAAATGGGGAACCCGTATTATCGCGGATGACTTTTGTGCGTTGGAGTATGGTCCTGTGCCGACAAATCTGTACAATGCGGTGAAAAATGATCGTTATTCGGCTTGCGCAGGATTGATTCCTATCTATAATATGGCAGTAGAGAAGGCAGGAGAAGACGCACCGAATGTCCTTATCGCCAAACGTCCAGAGAATATGGACTATATATCTCAGTCTGTAAAGGAGGAACTGGATAAATCTATCGACGAAAATCTCAATCTCTCCTTTTCCCAGTTGAAAGATAAATCGCACGATTCTGCTTGGAAAAAGGCGTACAACGGGGCAGGCCGTAAGGTTATGGATGATTATTCTATAGCGTTGGCTGCTGGAGCCGATGAAAGCACCTTGCGCTATATCCTTGAACAGGAAGAACTATGTAAAGCGCTTGCGTAATGGCTCTTTCTGATTTCTTGTCTTCGGAAATACTGAAGAAGTTGGCAGATGCCTCCATCGAAAAAGGTAATGTTTATCGTATTGAGATGGATGAATCCAATGGGATTACGCCCAAGCATTCTGGAGACACTTCAAGGCATAAGTATTTCATTGTACTCGGGTTTGACAATGCCGGTAATGTGTATGGAGGTGTGATAATGAACTCCGACATAAACAAGTTTACGCCTCCGGCTATTGTGCAGTTACAGATACCGGTGCAGAGAGTACACTATCCATTTCTGAAACACGATTCCTATGTCAATTGCGCTGATATCAAAGAGGTGAATATTTCAAAATTCTCGGAGTGGCAATATCTTGGCAAGGTAGGTAGCGTAGATTTTGACATCATCTGCGAAGCCGTGCGCAAGTCTCCTTTGATGACGAAGGCAAATCTTCAGAGGTTTGGTCTGTGATTCTATTTGCCTGCACGGAAAAGTTGTGTAACTTTGAGATGGGATGTAGTGTATAATCCATATATTTTTACAATGCTTGGATGGAGTCTAATATGTGTTTTTGCTATCGCATGTTTTGTGATTGTTGCGATGCTGATGGCGTTGCCTATAGTTTTTCTTGTGGGAGGCGTTGGTAATCTTGTGCCGCCGAAACTGCCGAAAAATATAGATGCAATGCCTAAGGATACCCAAGAAATGTATACTAAAATATATGAACAAGAATGTGTAGAGTGGAATAACACTAGCAAATCTAAGCGCGTGTGGACTTCTATTTGCTCTATTCTTTTTGCCGTGTGTGTCGCATTATGGCTGGTTGCGGAGTTGTTCGACCTACTTTAATTCTAATCAGAATAACGCTGGATTAGCGGTTTTAGTCAATTCCTTGTCCTTTATTAGCTCTCTTCGGAGGGCTATTTTTGTACCATAAATCATAACGTTATGGCAGGAAAGATAAGAAACGAGGATTTGCAGCTGAACATCATCGTAAATGGCGATGTTGGGCGCAAGCGTATATTGGAGTTGGAGCAGACGATGCGAGATACAGAATCGTCGATAAAGGCCACCAACCAGCAACTTCTGGCAATGTCTGCCGCTGGCAAGAACGGAACGAAAGAGTACAAGGCTTTGAACCAGACTCTTAAAGACCAGAAGAAATCGCTTGAGGAGAGCCGCAAGCAATTTGACAAACTTCAGAGCGGTATATCTCTCGAGAACAAGACCATTTCAGAACTTCGCAATCAGATAAAACTCACTAATGCGGCTCTTGGCAAAGCTGTCCCGGGGACTGAAAATTGGAAGAACTTGAATCGCACATTACAGCAAACAAAAACGCGGCTGAAAGAGCTTACTGACCAGTCTAAAGCGGTCCATTACACAACTTGTGAGCTGTCGGATAAGTTCAGTAAGTATATCGTGAGCATATATGGTGCGATTGGCGCGATTCAAGGTGCTTTCAATAAATTTACTGGGGCTCGTGATGCTTTCCTCTTGTATGATGAAGCATTGACTGATGCGATGAAGACCACGAATCTGACGAAAGACGAGATCCTGGATCTGAGCGCCAGCCTGAAGCAGATTGATACGAAAACACCTCAGAATGAACTTCTCGCTCTTGTCCGTGCCGGCGGCAAGCTCGGCATAACAGGACAGGAGGATCTTCTCGGATTTGCAAGGGCCGCTGATAAAATCAACGTCGCATTGTCCGAGGATCTTGGAGGGAATGCCGAAGCTGCTATCACAGCCATTGGCAAGATGACAGACATCTTTAGCCTTACCGACGAGTATGGTATAGAGCAGGCTATGCTGAAAGTCGGTTCTGCTATCAATGAACTCGGCATGGCTTCCACTGCCAATGAGGGCTATATCGTGGACTTCTCCAAGAGACTTGCAGGTATTGCTCCAAATGCAGATATCAGCATTGACAAGATATTAGGTCTTGCCGCTACTCTCGACAAATATGGTCAGCAGTCTGAGACTTCCTCTACAGCTATCGGCCAGACGATTATGGCGATGTTCAAGCGAACTGAGACCTTTGCACAGATAGCCGGAATTCCGCTGGAGGAGTTCTCTGAACTCTTGAAGACAGACGTGAATGAGGCATTGTTGAAAGTCCTGGAAGGAATGCAGCGCGGAGAGGGTGGCCTTGCATCCGTTACTGCTGCGATGGAAGAGATGCACTTGAATGGGCAGAGGGCAGCCACGGTACTCGGCTCGCTGTCGAAGCATACGGATGAACTGCGTTCACAGCAGGAAATTGCAAACAAGGCTTTCTCTGCCGGCACTTCATTGACAGCGGAATTTGCGGTCAAGAACAACTCTTTGACGGCAGAACTGGAAAAGCAGAAGAAAGCAATCCTGGAGAATGTGGTAAGTCTTGGCGAGAAGCTGAATCCGGCAATGTCGGAAGGAATGACGATTGCAAATGGTGGGCTGAAAGTTATTTCAGGCCTTATAGGCGTCGCTGTGAAACTACGATTGATTATATATGCTTTAACGGCGGCTTATGTTGCAAATACTATTGCTAAAAAAGCCGCGTGGTTCTGGTCTAAAGCACATCGGGAGGAATTGAACAAAGAAGTTTTGACATTAAGAACTGCTAAAGCCGGAACAATAGCATTTGCTATAGCACATAACCTTTTGGCCGGAAATGTCAAGGGCGCCGTTGCTGCTTTTAAGTTATTAGGGAAAGCTATTAAGTCAAATCCTGTAGGGTTAATAGTAGGCGCTTTTAGCGCAGTGGCGGGTATTGCCGTTTCGGTTGTTAGACGATTTAATGAAATTTCCAAGGCTCAGCGTGAACTCAATAAAGCTTATACTGAGACCATCGACAAGATCGGGCGGGAACGTAGCGCCCTGGATAGGATGGGAAAGGCGGTGACCGATGCAAAGATTGGCTCGCAGGAACGTGCTGATGCTATCAAAAAACTTAACGAGCGTTTCGGGGATTATCTCCCTCATTTGTTGACGGAGAAATCTTCGAATGAGGAGGTAGCAGCGGCATTGAAATTGGCGAACACTGAGCTTGAGCGGAAAATAAAGTTGCAGGCGATGGAAGAGGCGCAGACTAAGATCTTCAATTCGTTGACAGATGCTGCCAGCAAGGCGACTGATTCTGTGATAGGCTTCTTGGAGAGGTGGAATCAGACAAAACTGACTACTTCTCAAATAGAGGCGGTTACTAAGGCTGTGGTAGATTATAGAGAGGCTATGAAGGCGGCGGAAGCCGAGCAGGATCCTCTCAAGAAATCGGCAGCTTTGTCGCTTGCCAAATCGAATCTGGCTGGGAAAGTGACAGCAGCGGGACTTAATTATCCTGATATGTCGCGTGCACAGAATGCTCAGGAGGCATATTATATGCGTCCATTGGTGGAGAGTTTCGATAAGATTCTTGACGGCTTGAGAGTGGCGGCCGCTGCGGCAGTGCAGGATGAAGCGAAGCTCAATGGCCTATATGGGATGGCTTCATCTGGCTCAGTCGATGAAAGCAGCTCAGGCTTCATCGGACCGACATTAAAGAAGACCACGTCTGCAGCTTCTTCTTCTCCATCTGTGACAGACGGCACCACATCATCTGGAGGCAAGTGGTCACTTGGTTCGGACAGCCAGTATCTCCAGGCTGCTTATGACCTGAAAGAGCAATATAGACAGGGCGACATTAAATCAGAGGACGAATATCAGAAGAAGATTCTTGAACTGGAGATACAGACGCTTCAGGAGAGGATTGCTTCCGGCAAGGAGTCCGGAGATCAGTTGCTTGCCCTAAAATCACAGTTGGCGGATAAGCAAATCAAACTCCAGAAAGACGAATCCGATGCGGAAAAGGCTCAGGCGGCAGAGGACGCAGCTGAGAGAAAGAAGCAGATTGACGATGATATCAGTCTTCTCGAAAAGCAGTATCGTCTTGAAAAAACGGCTATGGAGGCAAAAAATGCTGAGGAGCTGGCTGCAAGTAAGGCAACAGGGGATGAACTGGCACAGCTGAAAGAAGAACAGACGAAGAGACTTGCCGGCATTGACCTAAAGTATCTTGGCGAGTTAAAGGCGGAACTCGAGAAGATTATAGAATCTAGCGATAGTGCCGATTTTATGAAACTCGATGGCGGGGACCTGGATGCCATAAAACTGAAGCTTCAGGAAATACGGAAGACAATTGCCGAACTGACAGGGTCTCAGGGCTCGGAGAGTGAATCGGCTGAAACGGCAACCGCACCGAAATCAGGCGGAACGCTGTTCGGAGTTGGTCAGGAGGAATGGAACCAGCTTTTCCAGAATATCGCAGACGGAAAATACGGGCTCGAAGATCTGACAAATACCGTAACTGCGCTAGAGGGGGCTTTTAGTCAAATGTTTAGCCTGTGGTCTCAGGCATCCGAGCTCCAGGCTGCGAGGGATAAGAGTGATTTTAAAAACTACGAAAAACAGAATAACAAGAAGAAAAAGTCTCTGGAAAAGAGGCTGAATGCCGGGCTTATAAGCGAAACTCAATACAATGCGGAAATTGAGTCCCTGGAGAAAGAGAAGGACGCTTATCAGGAGCAGATGGAACTGAAGCAGGCTAAGAGGCAGAAGGCCCAGAAACTTACACAGGCTATTATCAATACCGCTCTTGGCGTTACAAAGACATTGGCAGAATGGGGAATTCCTTGGGGCATTGCCCCCGCAGCGATTATGGGCGCAATGGGCGCGGCTGAAGCTGCGATGATTGCTGCCACTCCGATTACGATAGGCGCTGAAGATGGTGGATTGTTCAATACAAAAAGGGCACAGGACGGAAAGACCTTCAAGGCGAGGCTGTCTCCGGATAAGAGAGGATTTGTCTCTTCTCCTACAGTTCTGGTGGGAGAGAATGGCGGGGAATATATAATTCCAGCGGCAGGTCTTGCGAATCCGACACTGCAACCGTTCTTGGCAACATTGGAAACTGCAAGACGGAATGGCACGCTCAAGGATCTGAATTTTGATGCCGTGTATCCTCTGTCGGCAACGATGGCCAGGGCTGAAGGCGGAAATACGCAAGCCGGCAGTACATCTCAGGTTGTCATCCGGGAGTCTCAAGACACCAGCAGGCTTATAGATGTTATAGAGGCATTGAACAAACGCCTCAGCCATCCAATCCGGGCTGATGTGTCGATGCTGGGGAAAAATGGAATTGTAGAGCAGACTGAAAAGTATAATAAGTATAAGAGTCGGGGAAGATTATGATCAGAATATTGACAACTGATGGAGCATCTTTGGATCTTGAGCCATCTGCCGAGTTTGAACTGGAGTATGAAAATCCGATGTTGGACGACAGCCACATACCGGTACCATTCAGCACTTCGATAGCATTTCTTTCTACGCCCGCGAACTGTAAAGTCTTCGGGTATTTGTCGGCAATGATGCTGGAGCCTTCGGTTAAGAAGCTGTCAGCCGTCATAGAGGTCGGAGGCATTCCTTTGTTCTATGGGACTTTGTTGTTCGATTCTATAGAAGAAAAACACCTTAATTATACTTTTGCCGGGCGCGATATACAGGTTGAATGGTCTAAAAAACTTTGGCAGTTGAACATTCGGAAATTTAAGGGTCGCGAAGCAGGGTATACCGCATACGAAGTTTCAGAAGGACGTGAGGTTGGAATCTATGCGCCACCGCTAATTAATCCTGAATATGTTGCAAAATCAATATATCAAGATGATGCGGGCAAGATTGAACGAGTCAAAGCCATAGATAAGTATATGAACTGTCCAGTTTATGTCTTGAAGGGAGGAACTTCAGGCATGAAATTATTTTTTAGAGAAACCTTTACGCCTGTAATATCCGTCGATAGAATTCTGGCTGCAATTCCTGATGCATGGTCAGAAAAGCCATCTTTTTCGACGCTATCAATTATTGGCAGATATTCTTCGGTTTTGCAGTATTATAATACCGCTTGGGGAGCCTCTATTAAGAATGGAAATGACGGAGATGTGGCCACTTTTGACGAAACGGAATTTGATTTGGCGGGAACATTGCCGGACATTACTGTTTTTGAACTGATCAAGAATCTTTCGCGTATGAGATGTGCGGCGGTATATTATGATGGTAGCAAACTTAAATTTTCACTTTTTAATGATATCGTGAAAGCTGCGCCTTTGGAATGGGATGATAAGATTTCGGATATATACTCCAGCTCGGAAGAGCCTTCCTGCAAATATGTCTTTGGGTTCTCCGATGATAGCTCGGGGAAGTTGTCATCATCTGACATGTCTCACAATGTTTCAAAAAATAAAATCATGATTGCAGCCGGTTTTATTGATGCGT